CTCATCGACTATAGTTTTAAGAACATCTGTTTTAAATACAAGAGTACAGAACTCGTTATCTCCTACGCATAAGTTATGAAACCAATAATCTGATTCCGTTGCTCTAATCCCTGAGGGTTTACTCCAAGACTCATACTCTATACATATGTTTCCTGTCTTCATCCACATGCCCTTCTCTGACTTAACTTCTATCTTCTTACCTGTTAGCATGTCTTTTATTTTATCTTCTCTTATCTCTCCATATTCTAAATCAATATCAAATTTCTTTCTATCTTTTTTAGTGGGTTTCATACCAGTTGTTTCCTATCTTGTATTCGCCATCTAAAGGACAACGAAGATTAAAATAATCTCCTGCTTTTATTATACTTTCTACAGCTATTCTACCAACAAAATCAGCTTGACTTTCTTTAACCTCTACTTGCCATTCATCATGTATGTTAGCAACAAATTTATAATCAATACCGTTCAGTCTTAATTTTTTATTTAAAATAACTAATCCTTTTTTCATAGCTATAGAGCCTGCTCCTTGTATCAAAGTATTAAGAGCAGAGTGTTCACTTCTTACAAAAAGTTTCCTTCCGTCTAAACCTTTTAAGTATCCTTTTTTCGTAGCTCGTTGTACTTGGTCTGTAAGAGTTGCAAATGCTGGTTGACTACCAAAAAAACGTTCTCGCAATTCGCCACCTCTTTTGGCATTTCCTCCAACCATTTTCCCAAGCTTTGCATTTCCTGCTCCGTAGCAGAGTGCATAGATGAATACTTTTGCCTCATCTCTAGATTTAAGTCCAGCAAGGTTTTGGTTATGTGTGTGAATATCTCCTTTTGTGATTTCATATGTGTACTCCTCATCGTTCATGTAATGTGCTAATAATCTTAATTCTAATTGGCTAGCATCTATACCAACTAATTTATACCCTTCCTCTACACACCAGAAACTCCTGCATTCTGTACCATATTCAGAAGTTATACTAGGAACTTGTGCCATGTTTGGATTGCGGTGTGTCATTCTTCCGGTTATAGTACCGTTAGGTATTACAAAACCATGAACTCTTTCATCGTCCTGTACAGCTTCTAACCAACTACTTATCTGTGCAATTCTTTTTTGTAGTAGTAAGTACTCAGCTATTAACTTTGCTTCTGGTATGTTGTTTATTCTAGAAAGAGTACCCTCGTCAACAATAGGCTGACCTGTTGGTGTAAACTTATCAGGCTTCCACCCAAACTCAATTAAATATTCTCCAATCTGCTTACGTGAACCTAAATTAAAATCAACTAATTTTCTACGTATAAAAGGTTTTTTATTACCTGTTTTAATAATGTCATCGTATTCTTCTTGAGTAAGTCCCTGTTTAGATAAGTCTCCATCTTTTTTTATTTTAGGTATTACTTCTTTTATGTCTACAAGTTTAGGCACAAAAACTTTCTGAACTTCCTTTTCTATCTCTTGTATCTTTTCTCTAAGAGTAGCTAAAAATATAGAAGCTTCAACAGAATTAAATTTAAATCCGTTTACTTCTTGTTGCTTCATTATTTTAAATACTTCATGTTCTATATCTAAACTCTCTGTAGCAAAAGCCTGTCCTTCTTTTAATAAATATCTATACAGAACTGTGTTTAGCTTCACATCATTTACACAATAGTTAAGCATCTCCTCAGAATAATGTTTAAATTCTTTGTAGTCTATCTTAGGAAACTTTAAACGATACCCCCACATTTCTAAACCATGACCGCCATCCCTTACTGGATTGTAAAGACGTGACATTACTAAAGTATCTATTATTTTTTTTGTATTTAAATCTACACCTGTTAAGTCTTTTATAACAGGTATATCAAACCCTATAATATTATGACCTATTATAGTATCAGCAGATTGTAATAACTTTAATCCTTCATCAATGTTAGACGGGTCAAACTTATAAATTTTATCTGTATCAATATCTTGACAAACTATACACCATATCTTAGTAGCTTTTATATCATCAGTTTCTATGTCAAACATTAATTTCATATTAAAAATCTACAGCTTCTTCAGTCTCCTCTTCTTCTATTTCATTAAGTCTACCTGTTTCTCTGTCGTAAAGCAACCTAGTCGCAGAACCTACATCTCCTGTGTATCTAGATTTAAGAACTCTAACTTTAGTAGTATTAGATTCGTTCTCACTATCTGCTTGTTGATTTCTTTCCAAGGCTATAACACAATCTGATAACTGAGCTATGCTTTGAGAACCTCTTAAGTGTGAAAGGCTAACTTCTATACCATTCTCATGTCCTTTGTTTCCGTCAACTCTACGTAAATGAGAAACCAATATCATACCTACTCCTGTTTCTTCCACAATACTTCTTAGTCTAGCCATGATATTATCAATAGCTCTTCTTTCATCTCCTTCAGCAGAAGCAACTACAAGCATGTGTAGATGGTCCAGTACAATCCATTTACACTCACACCCAATAATCATAAACCTAATCTTAGAAAATATTTCGTCTATATCATTTGTTCCAAAGTGTGCATGTACCCATACCCTATTCTTATTCTCCCCGTCATATAATATATCAAAGAATTTATCTAACTCTTCTTCTGAATACTGCTCTCTGACATGGTCTATATATAATCTGTTATTAGCTTCTATAGATAGTATACCGTCAATAGTTCTTCTCCAATCCTCTTCTAAAGCTATTACCCCTACGTTATCTTCTGTTTCTTTTATTAACCAATGCTCTAATTCACGAGTCACACTAGACTTACCTAATCCTGTACCGCCTGTTAAAGTTATAAGCTCTCCTCCTCTCATACCCACAAGCTTATCATTCAATCCTTCCCAAGGATAAGGTATACTATTTTTCTTTTCTCTTTTATGAAACTCACTTCTCTTATCAGAAACATTTATAACTCCTGCTGGGGTATATATCTTAGCATCCCAAAAAGCTTTGACAAACAGAGCATGTTTGTTATCTTTAAGCATGTCATTAGCATCTTTGTACCCATTAGGTAAAGTCATTATCTTAGCTTTACTAGGTGTAAATAACTGAGCTACTTTCTTTGATGCTTCTTTACCAGCTTTGTCATTGTCAAAACAAATTATAATCTTTTCATACTGTTCTAAAAATTCTAAACTTTCTTTGACATCTTTTACAGCACCTTGAGAACCTCTCTTAATAGACACAACATCCCACTTAGAACCAAACAACTCATAGCCTGCCATTGCATCGCACTCTCCTTCTACTAATGTAATATACTTTCCGCCTTTAAATAGCTGTTCTCCAAATAATCCAGTACCTTCGTATGTTCCTTGAAAACTAAAGTTCTTATCTTTTACATATCGAATTTTAGAAGCTGTCTTTTCGTTGTTGTTATAAAAGGGATAGATATGTTGAACAACTTCTCCCTCAGTATTGTATACAGCTTTAACTCCATATTTAGTAG